TGCATTTATGCCAACCGAACAATTTACAAAGAGTCGTCGAGCAGTTTGGGCTGACTCGCGTAAAATGATCTGAGGAAGATATGTTACCAACAGCTATCGATGATTTAAAATCAGCAATTAATCGCCGTGGTGGTTTAGCATCAGCTAACCGCTTTAGCATTTATATCCAACAGCCTTTACTAAATCTTAGCTTGGATAACCTTGCTACTGGCATTCTTTCAGGTGGTGGCATTGGTACGGTTTTGAACGATCCTCGAGATATGTCTTTGCTATGCGAATCATGTAGTATCCCAGGTCGTCAGATCACCACTTCTGAATATGTCACTGTTGACCACGGCGTTAAAAAGCCATATACATACATTAACGAAGATGTTACATTTACCTTCCATCTGACTGAAGACTTTTACATTCGTAAGGTATTTGATTCATGGATGGGACGAGTAATTGATACTGATACGCACCGTCTTAATTATAAAGAAACGTATGTGCAGGACGTTATCATTCAGCAGCTAGCCAAAAATGGCGTACCAATTTATTCAGTGAAATTACGAGAAGCTTTTCCCATTTCAGTGAATGCAATTGAATTAAATAACAGCGCTGAAAATACGACTCAGAAAGTAACTGTAACGATGGCTTATAAAGATTTTGAACCTCTTGATCTTGCTGAATCTGTAGTAGGTTCGGCTAACATTATTAAGAATGGATTGACAAGTTTGCCTGGAGCTCCAAGTATACCCGACATTCCAAATGTCACGGTACCTAAATTACCATTTTAACATTATAGGATTATAATATGGCTTTACCTATTATTGAAACACCCAAATATGAATTGACTATTCCGAGTACTGGACAATCAGTTGAATACAGACCATACTTGGTAAAAGAAGAAAAGATTCTAATCATTGCGATGGAATCTCAGGATACCACTCAGATGATTCGTGCGGTGCGAGATGTTATCTCGGCGTGTACATTTGAAAAAGTGAATGTCGACGATCTAGCACTCTTTGATTTGGAATTCATATTCCTTAAATTGCGAGCTGCATCCGTTGGCGCTGAATCATCAGTAAAAGTTAAATGTGAGTCTTGCGAAACGCAAAATCCTGTAATCGTTAAGCTTGACGAAGTAGGCATTAAAGGCGACTTGGACCGTAACAAGAAAATCCAATTGACCGACGACGTTGGTGTAGTACTTAAATTCCCAACAGTCAAAGGTGCATTGTTGCAAGGTGGTAATATGACAGATGGTTACGACTCAATTATGTCGACTGTCATAGCTTGTATCGATATGATTTATGATAAGGAAAATATGTATGATGCAGCCGATCATACGAAAGAAGAATTAGTACAATTCATTGAATCGCTGAGCCAAGAACAGTTCGGCAAGCTCAATGAATTCTTTAATAATATCCCAGGTCTTGACCATACGATTGAGTTCGATTGTCATTCCTGTGGTCATCATAATGCATTACACCTGAGAGGACTACAGAGTTTTTTCTGATAGGCCTCTCTCATGAGTCACTTGAGACGCTGTACCAAACGAACTTTAATTTGATGCAGCATCACAAGTACAGCTTGACTGAATTGGATCACATGATACCTTGGGAGAGGGAAGTATACGTTGCCATGTTGGCAGCATATATCAAAGAAGAGAACGATCGTATTAAACGAGAACGGAATAAGTAAATGGCCACAGCAGCAACATTAGCGAATGTTATCGACCGCATGAGAGCCGAGGGAGACCTCGATCGAAATAGCGGTACTAACTCAATTAAGTCGCTTAAAGAAACCGTTACCGCAAATAGCGAACAGACTCGAGCTTATCTTAAGGATATATCATTTGGCCAGAATCTTCAGATTGGTCGATTCGACGAACTGATTGAAATCTTAACTGGCGATAGTCTAAAGAACCTTGAAGCTGAACGAGAAAACCGAGCTCTGTTTGAAGAGATCGCGGACCACCTTGCCGACATTAATAAAAATGATGGTCCAATGGCTCCTACGAATGATAAAGAATCACCATCAGGTATCAGTCCTCTTGCTGGATTGACTGCTGCAGCAATTGCAGGTGGTATCCTAAAATCGTTGAGTGGGTTATTGGCTGGTGCTATCGGCGGTATTGTCGTAGGTGCAATCAAAGGTGAATTTAAACTCCTTCAAGGATTCTTTAAGCTAATCATTCCTGAAGCTTTTACTTCAAAATTGGCTCAGGTAGGTGATGATCTCGTCAAGTCCTTTAAAGGATTCGCTTTAGGTGCAACTATGAAACTAGAGCTAGTTCTTGATGGGCTGAAAACAACTGCAGGTGGTTTATTCGACAAGTTTAAAGCATCGGCAATCGGAGAGTTTATTAGCGGTAAACTTGAAGGAATTAAGACTTGGGCAGGATCATTAGTCGACGGTATTAAAGGGATGTTTAGTTGGATACCTAGCGGAACTGGCTCAGGTATTATGTCTAAGATATCTGAAACATTACAGCCGATTAAAAACTTCTTTAGTACAATCGGTGACGGTATTGGCAAAGTACTTGATTTGGTTAAACCTATTGCGACTGTAGTTGAAAAACTATTTGTACCTCTTGCGGCAATCATGACTGTATTTGATGTAATCAGTGGTGCAATCGAAGGTTATGATAAAGAAGGATTCATTGGTGGTGTGAAAGGCGCTATTACTGGATTGTTTGAAGGTTTAGTTGGCGGTCTTGCTGACCTTATCAAAGATGGCGTTAGTTGGTTACTTGATTTAATGGGATTTGACCAATTCAGCGAAAAGCTTGATTCTTTCTCATTTACTGAAGAGTTTGGGAAGCTGATAGATTCTTTATTTGATAATGTAGGTAATCTGTTTACATCAGCTAAAGATAAGATCATTGAAGCAGGATCTTCTATCGGATCTACAATGTCTGATATGGGTGCTAAGATCAATGAATATCTTAAAAAGATTCTTCGTTCAGTGCTTCCAGATCCGACGGCAGACTACGATTTTGATGATCCTAAGTTCTACCTTCGTAAGATTATACCTGATGCAATTTATGAATATGCTGGCATCAATCCTGAAACTGGTGAAGAGATTATTTCGGCAGCAGGCGGGGATGCTCTTGCGGGTAATACTCAAGGTACATTAGGTGGTATGTCAGCTGGTGTAATTAATGAGGCGGGTGGTTCAGCTAATGCTCAACCAATCATTGTGAATCAGATCGCAGCTGGATCTGGTGGTGGTTCTGGTACAACGAATGTATCAGCTCCTTCTCAGACTACTATTGTACAGCAATCTTACTTGAACGATTCGGATACAAATCCATTCGCAACTCAAGACTTCTAATAAAAAGGGGACCGAAAGGTCCCCAATTCTTTAAGCATTAATCCCTTCGGAATATACTGTCTTACCATCAACTCGACTTGCGGTCAAGATTGATTTGCGGTTAGAGCCATCTGCTTTATAGCTTACATGTACCCAACCAGAATCAGGGATGCCAGGAGTATAAAACTCTAGGATCAACTGGTCAAAGTCAAGATTATCACGAATCCATTCAGCTAGTTCTGCGTTAGCCACACCAGGAACTTCGATGTCAGCTGCTTCGCCTTTACAATGCTGCGACTTACTAGAACCACCAACCGCTTCATTAAGAGCAGGACTACGGTAACCACTATTAAGTACGGTAGGACCAAAATGATCGCGAACCGGCTGAACAACATTCTCAAATAGCGCAACTGCGGCGTCAAGATGCTCTCCTTGCGGTGTATTATCAATGCCTTTACGTTCAGCAGTCTGTGACTTAGTGAACTCAGCCATTGAAAAGTTTTTACTCAGTTTCATATTCAGGTACTTCCTCTATTTCGTAAATGTACTTGTTGTTCTCGAAGTCCATTGACTTCACGTATTCTTCAGCTTTATCTTCAGTTTCAAACCTTTTTATAGTACCCCAACTTTCAGTAAGGAATAACCATCCAATGTCTTTGCCAAGATAAAACTTTATACCGTAAAATTTCATAAGAACTCCAAAGAAAGGGGCTTTCGCCCCTTACGTATTAGCTGGATGCCAATTTAGCGAAGTATGATAGTGTATCATCATCCTCAGCGGCAGCAGCTGCAGTAGGAATCTCCGGCGCGGCGACGGCTGCAGCAGTAGATACTGCAGCTTCAGCAAAAGACGGAGAAGAACTTGTTGCTTGCTCATCAAGACTGATTGATTCAGCAGTAGTCATAGGTGCGCCTTCACCAAGAACTCGATTGAGCTTAGCCTTTAGTTCGTCGTATGACTTGTAGTTTTTAGGATCCAAGAAGTCCTGTAGAGAATGACACTGTTTGTAAACATCTTCAAGAGCAGTATCATCACCACCTAGGAATTCAGATGGAGAAGCAAACTCGGATGAATCGTAGTTTACCCAACCTTGAACGTTACGGATCTTAATCTTGAAGTCGCCACCTTCCCAAAAATCATATGGGTTGATTGGTGTTTCATCCTGAAACTGTGGCTGCATTACATCCATGATTTTGTCGAAGATCTTCTTACCGAACTTGTAAAGGAATACTTTACCTTCGTTTTGTGGATTAGCCGGATCAGAGACAACGTAAATGTTTGAAACATAGTGTAGACGACGTTTCTGTTTACGAGCCAATTCTTTATCTTCCTCACGGCCTGAGTTCCACAGTACAGAGTTGTATTCAGACACAGGGTCGTTCTGACCAATTGAAGTAAGAGAGTTTTCGATGTACCAAGCACCAGTAGGACCTTGGAAACCGTGATCCCAGTAGCGTACCCATGGGATATCTTCACCTTCAGGAGCAGGCAGGAATCGAATCACGGCATAACCGTTACCGCTTTTATCACGGGTTGGTTTCCAGAAACGATCGTCTCCGTAGGATTTCTGTTCTTGACCACCGCCAACTTTTTCGGCAGCTTTAACAAGAGCATCGATAGATGAAGCGCGGTTTTTCTTTAGATTTGCAAATGACATATGTATGTTTCCTTGTATTGCGTTGTATGTACTGTATTATCCAAATGATTCATGATATAGTGCTATTATATATCAATTTACTCAAGATGTAAATACCTTTAAGATAATTTTTTTCATTTTATCACGGTCAATGTTAACGAATGGACTGTACTTCTGAATCTTGGTCTTTACATCAGGCCATACAATGGTTTCAGTAATAGACTTATCAAGACGGTTTACACAGCCTGTCAATTGGTCGATTATTACGACCGTCTCAAGAGCGATATCCTCTGACATGTACATTTGAATTAGAGGTGGATACTGCTCATCACCGATAGTGAAAAGTTCATCAAATGATGATACCGCATCTTCTAATTTATAAAGGTCCTGTTCAAAGTTATAACCTAAAGACTCCATTTGTTTAAGCCATGAAGTATAGGTCTCATCGTCTGAGATCATGTTGCCAACCCAGGTGTTACCCTTAATGAAATGCGCAACATAATAGTTGACCAATTCCCTTTGGTCAGTGAAGCGTTTAGCAACCTTGGCAAAGAAGTACTTATCCTTACGTTTCCAGAACGACTTCTGATTAGCACTTGTCTTGTACTGATATTTGATAGCATCATAATTGCCACCAAAATGTAACTTAAGTGCATTGTAAAAACGATAAGCGTCAAATGGTTGTAACATAATTAAATCGGTAAAGTATTACCGCCCTTCATATAGTTGTTTTCAATTGCTTCGGCTTCAATCTTGCTTTTTAGCGACGGAGTAAGAAGTGTACGAATATCCTCAAAGTCGAGGTTTAGTTCTTCACACGACTCAATGATCGCTGACATATAACCAACTCCAGGTTCAAGAACCTTCTTTTCAATATCCATTGAAAACTTCTTACGATCTAAGATTTTTTCTTCCATATCCTCTCCTCAAAAAACCCAGGGTGGTCATATACAAAATCAACAATAAGGATTACACGATCTTCATCTGATTTGTTCCATGCTTCATGCATCACACGATCATCAAAGATCAGTATCTTACCGTTGTCCCATGTTCTAGTTTCGCCTAGAACTTTAATACCTAGATCGCCGTTTGGTACGTCAATACCTAAATGCAGTCTAAGCATATTTGCAGGTACACCTCGATGTGGCAAGATATGAGTACCTGCCGTCATCTTAGAAAATCCTGCTGATTGGATCGCGCCACCGAAGACTTCTTTAAGAGTAGAGGATAATACTGGAAATTCTTTTTCGGTATCTATAAATTTGTCTTCTTCAACGTGATCGTAGTACTTATCTCCATTGTGTAAGAATGGCACTACTGACCATTCTCCGTTTGTGTATAGTTTGCCATAGGCAGGGATTGCCGCAAACAATGAATCGACATCCATGTGATCCATATACTCTTGACGAATCTGATCGTATCGCTCCTCAAGAAGTGTTACGGGAAACGATACGTCAGATGGAGCGTAAAATGGTTTAAGTGTTTCTTCTTTCATTTGAGTCAAAAGTCTGCGGTTTACCTTCTTGACGTAAGTCAAGATACCACCTCAAATGACTCTACTTTATCTACTCGGAATGAACGCCAACCTTTCGCTTTAACGTCAAACACTCGTAAGGTATCTTCGTAACCTTTGCCTTCAGGCTCAGTACCTTTAGGACGCATTTCTTCAGGGATACGATCGATGACACGTGTACATGTCATATCACGAGTTTCACCATTCACCTTAGTGAACTTTACCTGACACAGATGAGTAGCCAACTGTGTAAACATTTCATCTTTAGTCATCATATTAGTTTCTCCTCATTTTAGAAATATCTTCTGCTTCTTGCTGACTTATGACTGGGACAGCGTTGCTCTTATGCATCGTGGCAATTCCTCTAACAAGTGAGCCGGTGTACCTTTTGGCTTCTCGTTTTGCTGTAGCATCTTGAACTGACGACGTTGACTTGAGGCTCGGATAATGCTGCGTTTCACGGACATAAGTTTCCTTAGGTTGGTATTCTACAAATTCACGTTTAACTTTTTTGTTGGACTTAAGCTGTTCTTGGTAACGACGAACAGCCGCTTCATTCTTAAGTTGCTTTTGACGAGCTAACTTTTTGTACTTAGGTGTACTCATTTACGTCTAACTCCTCCTTGTACAATAAGCGCTAACCAAAGGACTGACATCCAAGTAAAGACATTAAATGGAATGTCAAGTAAGAATAAGGTGTTAAGAGATGCAATGGTTGCTAAAGGCCCTGCGATAATCAGAACGATGGCGACGATTGCGATTAATAGATTAGTCATAATTATGCCTTTTTACATAGGTTAGGTGAAACAGTAAACACGCCGAAACCAGTATCAACCTTAAGATTAACTTTGTTGACTTTAACTACGACGCCATCCATGAAGCCGTAACGATTGCCACCATCCACGATGACTTTGTCGTTTGGAGCGAACTTGGCCAACACTGCGGTGCGACCTGTACGGCGGATGGTTTTAATTTTAGAAACAACGAGTTTGTTCAATTCAAGAAGTTCCGCTTCAGACATTTTAGCAATGTTGTTCAGAACAGTTTTTGAAATAGTCATAATGTAATTCCTCAGTTTTTCCATTTGATAGAGCTATTATACTCTACTAGTCTCAATATGTAAACAACTTTTTTCACTTTTTTTAGAACTTTTAGGAATATCCTTAGTTCCAATCGTTATCAAACTTAGTTGTTTCACGATACGTTTCACCGTAGTACTTTTCAGCAAACTGAGAGGAGTCGTTCCAATACAAGTGTGTATTGTCATTCAGCTTTTCAATTTCAGCATCAATCTTACGGTTCTTTTCACGACGTGCCTCAAGTTCTTGAGATGCATGACGAGTCAGTTTACCGATTGATGACTTTCCTTTAAGCTTGTTACGGCGCTCTACCTTTGCCGCAGCTGCTTTGATCATTTCTAAACGTGCTTCTTTATTCATCATTATTTTACCCAAATTTGATTGTAACGAGTTGGAAGATTTTCACAAGTGAATTTTTCGTCGGTGTAATTGATCACCTTTACACATTCGTTGGTTGAATGGCTTACGTGTACATCAGGAATACTGAACCCATAATCAATGACAACGTACACTCCGACTAGTACCAAGATGCCTAACGCGATTTCTTTCATTATGCTGCCTCCATGACCATTGCGAATTCTTCAGCAGTAGCGACGATTGATACACGCTCATCGTACTCCATGAAATCAACCTCGAATGGGATGTAGCCAACATCACCGATGCGTTCCTTCGAATCTTCGTCAGTACCGATGATTTCGATTGTGTAACCGTGGAACATAGTCATACCGTATTCAGGGTGCTTAATTGGACCTTTAGCGATAACCTTACCAGTCATAAACATATCAGGGCGACCTTCCATTGGTTTGAAATCAAAACCTTTGATGATATCACCGATGTTTGCGAGAGATTCGAACTTAAGCATTTGTTTATTCCTTGTTTCCATTTGATAGATCTATTATACCAAATTTCGCGACCATGTAAACAACTTTTTTCACTTTTTTCATAATTTTTTAGAAAAGTTTTTTATATGGATATAACTAAAATGAATAAGGTCAGAATCCAACGATAATATCGTAAATATCCCTCCAATTTCTGACGATACGGACTTCGTCGTGATCAAAGTCTCCGTTGTGCTCATGTTCCATCAGTAGAGAATCAAGACCTACGCTTTGACCGACCAATGCGTTTTCAATCTTGTCTTCAACCCAGTAGCAGTCTGTACCACGATACTGTTCTAGGACTTCATCCTTATCGGCACCAGTGTCAAGGTAAACATATTTTTCAAACACTGTTGACCCAAAAGTCTCTCTTAGGTTTTTCGTACGAAGGTGCTGTGCATATTCGTCATCAGAGAGGCTAGTAATGGCGTGGAAGACATATCCATGTTCTTCGTGTAATTTTTTCACGTACTTCATTGCATCTCGTAATGGACTTAGCTTACGTATTGTAGCTGATTCGTTGAACATGCGAGTAAGCTTGTCGCCTTCGGCTTTATCAATTCCGTACATTTCTCGGATGCAGTAAATTCCATCCTTCTTTTTTGTATAACCGTGACGAGTCATCCACATGTGGAATGAGTGACCCCAATCAAGTAGGACGCCGTCGACGTCGGTAAGTATAACTTTATCTTTCATAAATATCTCCATTCATTTAATACTAGTATTCTATCACAGTTTTTTAGTAATGTAAATAGTTTTATGTATAAATACTTACGAATTGACTAACCCCTAAAGGGAAGAAACACTCATGAAACTTGCAATGTTTATAGCTGGTTTCGTTATGACTTCATCCATCGCAATGGCTGCTGATCCCATTGTGACTGACTCGACAACTAACAGCACAGTTACAACTCAAGGTAGCATGACTACCACGATTAAGCAGCCACCTCCATCTGCTATCGCTCCACAGATAAGTACGTCAAACTCTGACTTATGTACAATTGGTGTTGCTGGAGCAGTCCAAACACAGATACTTGGCATCTCGGCAGGTACTACGTTTACCGAAGAGAATTGTATCCGTCTTAAAAATTCAAAAACGTTATACGATATGGGTATGAAGGTAGCTGCAGTATCAGTTATGTGTCAAGATCCAAAGGTCTTTGATGCTATGATGCACGCCGGTACTCCTTGTCCTTATATGGGTAAGATTGGTGCCGAGGCTCAGTTGGCCTGGGAATCCCATGTTGAGCAAACTGAAGACGAACTTAGAAAATCGGACGGATTAAATGCTAAAGAGAAAGCTACTATTGGCGTTGGCGGTCTCGCTGCCCTCTTACTGTTACTCTGATTCGATCGCACCTTACTATGGACAGTCCGGAAACGCTGCTGCTTATGGCAACGCTTGGAATATGGATAATGTTTTTCCTTCAGACGTTCCTGGGTTAGATGTACAAAACGTTATTTACAATTACACAATCCATAAAGATGTAAATGACTCAGTTGATGTTCACGTTCAAAACGAAAATGCGTTAGGTGATGGATATATTTTTCGTGAAACTGATAGTTGGCTTCCTGGGTCATTAGATGGTACTGAAATCAATAAGGCAGTACCCGTGATACCTAACATACCTCGTGAAGCATGGGGTGATGGATCAATTGAAGTAGAAGGTAATGGGTCAGTATCAGACGCATCAGTGATTTATACTTATAAAGTAAATCCATGTTATGACCCACAGTTCGATCCTAATTGTCCTGGGTATAAAGTACAGATGCCAGACATTCCTGAGGTTGATTTGTCAACCATATATGATGCGACTGAGGATGCTGAAATAACAACAACCGAACAGCCTGACTACAAAGATGAAGAAGAAATGTCAGACGAGGAAAAAGAAAAG